ACGGATGCAATGATCCAAATAGAGCCACGTCAGACCAATTACTCCCCTATATTATAATAAAATAAGTGCAGATGTCAGAGTTAATTACTCTCTAACAACTACACTTTTATGGTACTAAAATAAGCCCTGTTAAAATCCGAAGGCTTATGATATAATCTTATTGAGATTTCAAACTATTCATAAGCCTATGTTTATGGGTAGAGTATCCTCCGGGTGTTACCAGCACCTGGGGGATTTTTTTATTTAATTTTGAACTGGTGACAATTTGTCACCGACTCATATCGTACTGTCCATGCTTAAGGATCCATAGGCACCTGAGAGCTCCGACGCAAGGTACAAGAGCCACAACGAAGTAGATCAGGAAGAATCCTGGCATATCAAAGGCAATAAGAGATATCAATGCTGCCATAAAAAGTATGCTGCCAGCACACTCGCATATGGTCTTAATTGTATTCACCTTACGTCTTGTGTATAACTTGTCATTGTATGTGATAGTAATCATAATACCAACTCCTTAATTGCGCCGGCGCAAACGAACCGGTTACAGATTGTCACCAACTGCCAAGATAGACTTGTAAATGAGCCTTTGACAAATACCTAAAATATTGTATAATGTACTTAACAAGACAGTCGAGCGATAGATACGACCTATCCGTCCGGCAAACTATTTCAAAGTTAAGACACCTCGTAAGCTTGCTGGCTGAGGTGTCTTTTCTTATTTTCTATTATTCAGAATCGTTACAATAAGTATTGCAGTGGTTAATATAACCATAAATTCCTCATATGTACTCATAAGGCACCACTCCCTTCCAAGACTCGAACGGATATGGTGTAACACCCCTCGGCTGCCCGGTTAAATACATTATTCAATTGTAGATATCAGGTATGCTGTCATTTTGAACTGGTGACAATTTGTCACCAGTTATTTGTTTTTTATAAATAAAGTCATTTTGACACTGAAATCGTGGTTTTTTGTAGACATAGAATATTTTCCATCGTCATTCTCACTTACGATTTTAAAAGGTCCGTCACATATATCAGCATATACATAAACTATGGCTCCTGAGTCCATAAGTTTTTTTACTTTTGCACACTTTGAGGCTGGTACATATCCCACATGAGTTTCTTCAAAGTAAATAGCAATGGCATTAGGATCATATTGGTTGTCGGGTTCAGGAATCAGCTCCGCTTCACCGCCGCCTTGCTCGTATTTGTAAATACGCTCGTCTATCATACCCATTTCAACAAGCTCCTTTTTTGTCATAGTAAAATCGTAATTTTCATATAGGATGTCGTAAAAGTTATCTTTTCTAAAACTGGTTCCCGATGCCTTGAAATTGTATTCCTTGTCATAATCAGGCATTACAAAACGTGCTTTATTTGGCTCGTCAGTAGATACATGAGAATCTGTGACGGCTTCATTTTGATGACTTTCGATTGTTGTTGTATCAGCATTATTATCATGTACTGTTGATGGTTCAGGAGTTGCTATTACCAGAGGTTCTCGAACTAACTGTGTTTGTACTGGTTGAGATCCCTGAAACACCTGAGCCTGCGCTTTCTGAACTTCCTGTGTAATCTGTGGTGACTCAGGTGTTGGTATGCATGGCTTATTATATGAAACTGGTACACTGGCAGCAGGTTGAGCTGGCAGTGGTGAAACATTAGCCTGTGCAGGCGGGGTTGATACTCCGTGTTTTAAAATCCATTTGCCTCGTAAATACATACACGTAAATACAATAGCGAGTATGAAAAATAAAAGCAGCCACATAGAAACATGCCAAAAGGCTACAAAAAATGCGATAAACGATATAAACGCAAGACAGCCAATTAAAGTGGTTTTATTTTTCAATGCCTTTTTCGAATAGCTTTTCTTCTTGTAAACAAAATCATTCATTATAACCCCTCCTAAAATTTCGCTCTTAATTCAATAACCTTGCCAATGATTCGAACAGGTTTATTTTTTATAGTTTCTTCATCGAAGTAAAGAGGGGAGTAGCTAGGGTTAGTGGATATTAACTCCAACCCCTCTTTGTACTTCCGTAGCCTTTTGCATACGGCATCATCACCGTTGATCAATGCAATAACAGTGTCGCCAGTCTCTGCATCATCCTGTTGTCTTACAATCACGACATCACCATTACTGATTTTAGGTTCCATGCTGTCACCCTGGATCTGAAGAGCAAAGAAGTCACCAGTCTTGGCAAGATCTTCCGGGATCTCCTCAGTGTCAATAATTTCCGTGATGGCATTTATTGGGATGCCAGCAGCTACACGACCGAGGACTGGGATTGACACCGCATTAGTTGAATTAGTATTCTTACTACTTCTTTCTTCCAATAAATCAGATTGAGTAATTCCAAAATACTTGGCCAATAAATCTACCTTATCCATACGTGGCAATCTTGTACCATTACACCAGGTGGATACGGCGGATCTATTTAGTTTAAGATCATTAATTAAGTCTATTTGTGATTTGTTGTTTATCGACATGTAATATCTTAAGTTTTCAGAGAAAATTTTCTTATAAATGCTTTCTTCCATAAGCAATACCTCCTATGTGATTACAATATACAACATAAAGTAGAGTTAATCAAGACAAAAAGTAAAAAACTCTACAAAAAGTATTGACATCTACTTTCTGTAGAGTTACAATAAGACCATGGAAAGGAGGTAAGGCTATGAGTAAGAAGAAAAAGAAAAAAGATGACAGTCATCAGAAACGCTTACAGATGCTAGTTCTGATAACTGCCATCACAAACCTTATTCATGCAGTAGTTAATCTGATACTTGAGTTCATCAAGTGAGATATAAGCTAGAGCATGGACTACCAAGTAGCCGAGGGGATGCCAGTCCCCTTGGTGAAAGGTTAAAACAAATCTTACTCATTGTCAATATAAATGTCTGGAGGTGATTATATGCGTGGATTATCAATAACAATCAGCATTATATCTATTATAGTAAACATTTATGTAATAGTGGATGTGCTGAAGAACAGGTAATTTCATGAGCTGATCTATCGGCTATACGGGAAGAAAGGAAGAAAAGTGGAAGAAATAAAAATTAGTTTGGCAGCAGCCAGAGTCAACGCTGGATTGACTCAGGAAGAGGTTGCATCACTTCTCGGAAAAAGTAAACAGACAATTATAAATTGGGAAAAAGGCAAATCCGCTCCTGGTATTTTAGAAATAGAGGCACTAGAAAAAATATTTCATATGCCAAGAAAGTATATTTTTTTGCCTTCGTACTCTACAAATAGTAGATTTATTGAAGAACTTAATAAATCGAAAAAAGAAAAATCCTAGAAGGAGATCAATATGACACCGACAACAATATTACTGACGGCGACAGTCTACATTGTATCTATATTCGCAATAGTCAGAATGAGAAAACAGGATATCGGTAAGAAAGGGTACTTGCTTTATGTCCTGTATGTCATAGCAATATGCGTGGCATACACAGCGTTTGTATGGCAGTACACGAGATAGGAAAGGAGAATGCATATGGATATTGATTACAAAGAGCTGTACGAGCAGAGAAATGCAGCTCTGGAAGAGTTCAGAAACTTTATAAAGACATTACCTAAGAAGGGGTTCACGGTGAAGCAGCTTGAAATGATCGGCAACAACGCGAAGGATGAGGTCCAGCACGTTATTGCCGACATAGAAAGACGGTTGGTACTTTCAGAAGATATGATCGGTGATCCTGACATACGGGGGAAAATATACGTCTCATCTGGTGAGATTGCTCGAGTCGTTAGGGAATGTATGAAAGACAGCAATGAAGAGTAAAAACAATAAAAAGGAGAATGCATATGTTTAACATGAACAAACTTGACGAAACAATTGAACACATAGAGGACAAGATAAAAGACGGCCAGGACGGCCCGGAAATGATAACTGCCCTGTCAAGCCTTGTACAGGCTCGAATGGTCGCCAGATCGCTTGAAGAAAGTGACAACTAATGCTGATAGGAAGGAAACAGAGATGAAAAATACAAAATGGAAATTACCGATAATAATCGGCACCGGAGTGATAGCAGTAGCGCTCATGGTAGTGCTTGGTATTCAGAGCTCACAGAACAGGGCGATAGCCTTGGAGGAGCAGGTGAATACGGCATCATCAGATATAAAAGTCCAGGAAAAGCGAAGGGTTGACCTTGTATACAATCTTGCAGACTGCGTGAAACAGTACGACACGCATGAATCAGAGACGCTCAAAGCTATAGTGGATGGGCGGGGAAATTCCGCAGGAGACATTGAAAATGTTACTACAGCCATCACGGCGGTAGCCGAGGCGTACCCGGAATTGAAGTCGAATGAGAACTACAAGACATTGATGAACGAGCTGTCAATGACTGAGAATCTGATAGCTGAATACCGGAGCAACTATAACAAACAGGTAAAAGAATACAAAAGATATGTGAGAAAGTTCCCGACCCGGGTATTCCTTGGAATGCTGGGCTATGAATCACAGGAATATGAATACCTCAACTACAGCGCACCTGTGGATGCTCCGCAGGATCTGTTTAAAGAGAGGTAACGCATGGAAATAACAAAAAGAGAAATACTGGTCAGCATATCTATAGTTGCCGTGATGATCGCAGTAGGATTTCTGATCTCTGGCAAGATATCGGAGCATGAGATTGACAAGAATGAGAAGTACAACAAAGCAGTCAAAATAAATAGCCAGGAGTTGCTCCAATACGGCATGGACACCAACGTTGGTAATGCATTTGTATATGGAGATCTTAAAGCAGTTGATTCAGTTACATACCCGGAAATTGGCGGGGAATATATGTATGTGAAAAAGGTTAAGGAAATTTACACACAGCATACACGGACAGTAACAACCGTTGACGACAATGGGCGAACACATACCACAACACAAACATACTGGTCGTGGGATACCGTGAGCAGTGAGGATATCAAGTGTAAAGAAATAACCTTCTGTGGAGTGAAATTCCCCTCAAATAAGGTTGCGCTCCCCTCAAAGAAATACATCAACACGGTAAATGAATCATATTACGTGAGATACAACTACTACGGTATAGGTACGAGCTATACAGGAACGATTTATACAAAGCTTATGAACGGCACAATTTCAGATAACAGCAGATTCTTCAATAGCTCAAACATTGAAGAGACAATCGACTATCTGGAGTCAGGTGTTGGAACTGTGATATTTTGGATCATTTGGATTATAGCGACAATCGCTCTGGTGTACGGATTCTATTATTTGGGGAATGACTGGCTTGAGTAATCAACAGGGGTACAATTTGTACCCCAGAAGGAGTGTAGATATGGAATATGTAGTAATGGCTGCCAGTGTGTTCACAGGAGTGTTGATATATCACATCCTGGCCGACATATACAAAAGATGCAAGAGGCGCAAAGCGGAGAAAAAGTGGCGCAGAGAAGCACGGAAATTCCGTGAGCATAACATAGGAGCAGAGGAGGATGAGTGATGTTCATACTTAATAAAGACTGCAACGATGTGTACAACACGGATCATATTGTGAACATATATCGAGATGAGTGCACAATAAAGGTTTGTGCTGGTACGGCTACACGAGGCGGAGTCCTTGGTAAATACAACAACATAGATATACTCAATGTTGATGTAATCAGTGCCGCAAATTTTGAACTCGTTTTCTATGGGCCAATACAAAAACCAACGGTAACAATAGGCAAACATAAATACGGCCTTAATGTTGACCTGGCGACGGGTGAATATGCAACCGTTAACTCACTGAAGAAAAAGATCAAAAAATATGATCAGTATGGACATGAAGAGAACATTTACCATACGAGGAACAGGGATAGCGAGATATTTGAGAAATTGCCAGCTGGCACGCTGCAAGTATTAAAATCGAATGAACTTGCTTTTGACATTACGATATACGATGAAAGGGGCGAACCTGTATGGATCTGATATATGCGGACAAAACTAAAAAAGACATAGGTATATTAGATGCATACACACTGGATCTATCTTACGGAGAGTCAGAAAATAATTTTGAACTCAAAATAGATCGTGCAGCACATTGTTGCAATAAAGGCTACATTATATACATAAATGGTGAAGAGTATGGAGGTTTGATAACTGCTATTAAATCAAACACCGGTGCGGATGAAGTTACATATTCTGGCCCGACCTGGCAGGGGATTCTGGAACGCAAAGTCCTGTCACCTGATAGGGGACAGGACTTTTTAATTGTAGATGGAGAAGCAAATAGCATACTTTCCGATCTGATAAAAAGGTTTGATCTTACTGAACTATTCACAGCTGACACATCAGATTCCGGAATACAGATACATTATCAATTTGAACGTTACATATCCGGATACAAAGGAATTAAGGCGATGCTTAAAGATGCCGGAGCCAAGCTAAAAATCATATGGTCAGACGGAAAAGCAATAATGCGTGCTGAACTGATACATGATTATTCCCAAGATGAGGAATTTGACATGTCACAGGTTAACTTTGAGGTGAGCAGGCAATATGCGACAGTTAATCATATCATATGTCTTGGCCGTGGCAACCTTAAGGATAGAGCGGTGATACATATATTCTCTGATGAAAATGGAGGCATACAGCCATACGCAAGGAAGAACGTTCCTTTGCAGGATGCGGATTACATACTCGACGAATCAAACAAGATCATTACAGGCGAAGATGAGATTATTGAAGTTTTAGACATTCCGAATGCGGAGATCACATACAACTACATTCTTTTGACGCAGCGCCCATCCGACTGGATGTCAAAATATAGCGCATATTACTATCAGGATAATGACAGCTACAAGGAAGTAGGAGGAGTTGAAGTCGGGTATTCATTATTGCGGTACCAGCCATCCAACTGGTCGGCGGATTTTGCTGAATACTATACAAGGAAAGAAGATTCATACAGCAAGGTATCAAGTACAACGGCATACACACTGCAGACACAACGCCCATCCGACTGGGCGGCAAAATACGAAAATTATTTCGCAAAAGATGGCAGCTCATATAAGTCTGTGAGTGGCGTTGATGTGGAAAGGTACATACAACAGGATTCAAAACCATCTGGCTGGGCAAAAAATTACGGCAACTATTATGTATTCTACACAGATGGAGTCAGTACTGGTTATAAGAAAGTTGACGGAATATCTCATGACAGATATCACCTGCAGACCCGAAAGCCTACAGACTGGAAGACAGGATATACGAGTTACTATAAAAGAAAGAAAGCCGGAGGATATGAACAGCTCAAAGAAGCTGACGATAAGAAAGTACCTGAGTGGAAGAAGAAAACTTACTACACAAAGGAAACATACCAGGTCGCACCTAAATGGCAATCAGCTGTCAGATATACATATCGCAAAACGGAGAAGGCGCCTGAATGGGAATACGACACGTACTATACCAAAAATGAAGGTGTAGCTCCAGCCTGGAAAGCTGGCACATATTATAGCAATTCAACAGAAAAAGTTGCGCCTAAGTGGACGTCAGGGACATATTATAAAAAAGTATCTGATCAGTACGCAACAATGGTATCGCAGGCAGTGCAGCGGTTTGAGGATGCATATGATACAGACACCCTCAAGATAGATCTCGAAGAGACAGAGCAGGCATACGACATAGGAGATATAGTTGGAGCGGTTGATGAGGCAACGGGCATATCAACCACACAGGAAGTAACACAAAAAATAATTAAAATTAATAATGACGATGTAACTATAACATATGAGGTGAGTTAAATATGATAAGACTTATAACAGGATATGCAGGCACCGGACATGTAACCTCCGCTGACGCAGGGCGCTTTAATGCGGGTGTTTGTGGCAAGAATGCATATATTATGCAGACCGGAGAACAGCTTGCATGCATAGCAAGGTCAAATAATGAAATCATAATAGGAAGTGGCGACCTGGTTGACCAGGGACGCCACTTTTCAATTCCGCAGAATTCAAGCGAGACATTAACACTTGAAAACGGATCTCAGGGAAAATCCAGATATGATGCGGTAGTAGTTAGATATTCCAAGGATGCGGGTACAGGTGTGGAAAGTGCATCTATGTATGTAGCTCGGGGTACTGAAACTGTCAAGACTGTCATACCCTCAAAACCTGAGGTTACACACGGGAATATATTTAATGGCGAGATTATAGATGATGTTGTGCTTTACTATATCAAGATAATCGACTTGAGTATAGAAAAGATAGAAAGAGCCATACCACTTATTCCATCCTTATCTACGATAGCAGATGTCATATATCCCGTAGGTAGTATATATATGAGCATGAACGCCACAAACCCGGCTAAACTATTCGGAGGAACTTGGGAACAGATTACTGACTATTTCTTGCGGCCATCCTCAAAAAGCGGACAGACAGGCGGTAGCGATCACTTCCAGCTTTCGGTTGATAATTTGCCACAACATTCACACAGCATTCCAGCACATTCACACAGTATTCCGGATCATACACATACAGCAACTGCAGCGTCTGCCGGAGATCACGTGCATACATTTAGCAAGATTAAGGATGTGGCAGCCGGAACAGCGAAATATACAGCAGATTCCTATGGCGCTCTTGGCGCATCAAAAGGAGAAACGTCTAAGGCAGGTGGACATACACATAAGATAACGATCAATAGAAAAGAAGGTTTAGTAACCAATGGTGGGGGCAAGGGCAACACAGGCAATACAGGAATAGCTCAGCCTGTTTATACATTACCTCCATATTTAACAGTATATGCATGGAAAAGAACAGCATGAAAGGAGGCATAAATGGAAGCAGAATATGAATACATAGAAGGATATGACCACAGCAATTCATATTCGGACAATATAGTATTTGACATTGATCCTTTGGAAAAAAAGATCACGAAATTAAAAGGTCAGACCTTAGTAGCGGGCGAGTGTAACTCACAGTATATTGCATTCACTATTCCTAGATATGTAGACGGTATAGACTTATCTACTAAGAGTATACAGGTTCTGTATATAGCTCCTGAGGGTCATTCAGACATAAACAAGGTTATAAATGCCGCACGATCTGAAGACACACTACGTTTCGGCTGGGTGGTACCCGGCGAAGCCCTTACAGATCCGGGAGTACTGACGTTCGCGATAGAATTTGCAGCGAACAAATATATGCTCAAAATAAGGTCAATTGAACAGGAGATAGTCGATGGCCTTGATGGGTCTGCAATATCTCCAGAACCGACAGAGCAGGCTTGGTATATTGAGATACAGCAGCGATGCCAGGACATCCTTGATGATGTTGATGAGGTCAACAAAAACGCAATAGTTAAGCTGCAGAATGAGGTTGCTGACCTAAAAAAATCTGGCCGTGATGGCAGAGAAGATCTCGCCGGAGCGATCACGGAAAAGGGTGTAAAAACAGATGCTGGCGAGGACATGCATGAGATGGCGGATCATGTAAGACAAATACCAACTGGTACGGAATACCGCATCGGTCTTACAGAATTAACTACATCACTATGTCAGAGCGATGAATATGTATTACCGCTCTGTCAACTTAATTGTGTAGCATTTCATGAAGAAATCAAAGGAACAGGAGGATTATAAAGATTATGATGAAGACAACAGGAAATTTCGGACCGTGGCTGTTCAACATGGCTGATACGAGTGGAACACGAGAAGGATATGCAACGACAATAATAGATATCGACGGCAATAGTAAAGAACTCAGT